GAACAGGACAACCTATTATATTTACAGCAAAAGAAAGTGCATTATCAGGAAGTCCAAAATTTAAGTATATATGTGATATATATATAAATGGAACTAGAAAAGCAAGATTAAAACAACTACCTAATGCATCTAGCGTAGCTGTATTTGATATATCTAGAGTTGTTAATAGTTTTCTATCATCTACAAAAGTAAATCAAGGAATTACAACTAATTCAATTCATACATTGCCACTAGGAGATACAGCAGATCCATTTTCATTAAATGATTCTACACTTGAATCTGTTGTGTGTAAATTTGGATATGAAAAAGCATCATCTGCTACTACTGCACCTGTTGTTGAAGCAGATGTAATAACTGAAAGCACAAGATATGCAATACAAGGTGCAGTTCCTTATATAGCAGGAATTAATTATGCTTTTGGAGATTTTATTCCAAATGGTACATCTAAAAGGTTTTTAACTAATATGCCAAACAATAGTGTAGATGGAGAATCTATTTCAGTAAGTAATAATGAATGGAGAACAATAGCATTTTTAAACTATTCTTCAGCTACTCAAATAAATAGATTATATGTGCAGATTTATAATAGTTCGGATGTTTTATTAAATACAAGCAATTTTTATTTTGAAAATACAAATGCTAATGGTGGTGCTAATCCTAGTAGCGAAGTTAGTGATGATACTGAAAGATTGATATATGCAGGTATAGGAGTTAAGAATTTAAATACACAAACACTTCATACAGATATGCAAATTAGTCAACATCCTACTGCTGCTTATTATAAAGTATTTGGAACTGATGCATCTAATAATCAAAAAACAGCAAAGTATAGGTTTAATTTAGATGGCAATGATTGTATATTTCCTATGGTAGAATTAGCTTGGAAAAATAGATTAGGTGTTTGGGATTATTATACATTTAAAAAGAAAGATGAAAAAAGATTATCTATTACAAGAACAGGAATGAGTAAAGTATTCGGAACTTATAATACAGCTACATATAGTGTAAATAGTTTTGATAGAGGTGGTGAAACACTAACTACTGAAGCAATGTTTACAGCAAGTGCAAATACTGATTATATGAGTGAAAAACAAGCACAATGGCTACAAGGTTGTTTTACTTCTAATGAAGTATATTTGATAGATACAACAAAAGATGTATTTCAAACATCTTCAGGTGCTACTATAAGTGCAGATGCACCTAATGTTATTCCAATAGAAATTACATCAGCAGAATTTACTGAAAAAACAAGAATAAATAATCAATGTGAAATTCAGTACACAATTAATTACAAATATTCAAAACCACAAAGAACAGGAATATGATTCAAGTAATTGCATATGACCAAACAAACGAAAGTCCTGTATATTTAGATATAAAAGAAGGAGTTAATATTTCAGTAAATTATTCTTTTGCAGATATTAAAGACCCAAGTAGTAGAAATGCTTCTTATTCACATACTTTTAAACTACCTTTTTCAAATACTAATAATCAGTTTTTTAAAGATATATATGAAGTTAATATAGATACAACTGATGGTGCAGTTTCTTTTAATCCTCAAAAAAGTACAACAGCATCTATTAGTATAGATACAGTTAATCAACTACAAGGAACTTTACAATTAAAAAACATATATACAAAAGCAAAATTATATGAAGTTGTAGTTTTTGGTGAAGGAGCAGATTTATTTACTAGCATAAAAGATAAAAAATTAATTGATTCATTCAGAGATTTAAGTGATGGAATAACTTTAGATACTACTTATAATCACGCTTTAACTGCTACTAATATAGTTAATTCTTGGTCAAATAGTTTGATTAATACAAATGGTGATACAGTTACAGATATAATTTATCCTATAATAGATTTTGGAAAATGTCACAATGCTTTGTTTGAAGATATTACATTTCCATATTTAGCTTTAGATGGTGGTTTAGGTATTCAAACTACTGATGTAAATTTTAAAGATATGATGGTGAGTCCATCACACTTAAAACCTGCTATAAGATTAAAAACTATATTTCAGCAAATTATAGCAAAGGCAGGTTTTTCATATACTTCTACATTTATTGATGGTAGCTATTTTGATGACCTTTATTTTTTACTAGGTACTGATAATGAAGATATAATTACAAATCCAATAGGTGGTTGTAAAATAGGTCTAACAGCAGATATGACAATATCAGGAGAAAGAAATGCAATATTTGATAAAGAAGATACTGATTATTTTTATGATATAGATAGTAGATATGATACTAATTTAAAAAGGTATTTAGCACAAGTACCTGGTAATTTTAAATTTGGTTATAGAATAAGATTAACAACAACAGCTTCAGGTGTAAGTACAACTGATTTTGTTTCAGTTAGAGTAATGATAAAAATAAATGGACAATCTACTGCTAATTATCATTATCATAATGCTAATGTTAGTAGTGCATCAAATCAAACTATGGTATTTACAGGCGAATTTGATAATACAGTTTTAGATGTTACTGATTCATTGACTATAGGAGTAAAAAATGTATCAGAAGATAATAATGGTTCTAGGGTTAATATAACTTTAGAAGCATATGAATCTGCTGCTGAATTAGGATGTTGGATTGAATTACTAGGTAGTGATACAGGATTTGAAGGTAAAGATGTTTTTGTGCCTGATAATATGCCTGATATAACACAAGAGGAATTTATGAAGGATTTAATTCAAAGATTCAATTTGGTTATAATACCTAATCCTGATACTGAAAAAAATCTACTTATAGAACCTTTTAATGATTATTTAGATGATGGGAGTTCTAAAGATTGGGAACAAAAACTAGATACTTCCAAAGAAATACAAATTAGGTTTCCTACTGATATAATGCCTAAAAAGATATTGTTTGCTGATTTAGAAGATGAAGATGCTACTAATGTATATCATCATAGAACCTTCAATGAAATTTATGGACAATATGAAAGAATCCCTGAAAATTCTGAATTTGCAACTAAAGAACTAACAAATGATTCTATATATAGTCCTTTTATAGCACAAACTTTACAACAATGGGATGGTGCTGCATTAGCAGAAGGTTTTGATAATTTTTTAATACATAGAAATTACAATAAAGAGGATGGTGTCAAAACAGTTACTACAAAACCTAAATTATTTCATTTTAATGGATTAAAAGCTATAAGTGGAATGTCAAGTAGCACATTTTCTATTTATGATGGAATAAATAAAACAGTATCTACACATAACACATATCCATATTGTTCTAATTTTAATGCTAGTCCTGTAACATCTTCAACATTAGATTTACGTTGGGGTGGTGGTTGGGCTTATGACTTTCAATCACCAATGATAAATGGAGTTTATACAAGTCAAAATTTATATGAAGTTTATTGGAGTAGGTACATAAATGAAATTTATTCTGATGAATCAAGAATAATGGAGTGCTATGTAAAATTAGATGAGTATGATATTTTAAATTTTAATTATAATGATAAAGTATTTATACATAATTGTTTTTGGAGAATAAATAAGATTACAAATTATCAGATAGGACAAAATGTGTCTACTAAAATTGAATTTATAAAAATCATTCAAAAAAATGTTCACGATTGTGATGCTATACCTAGTACATTTAATGCAGATGGAAGTATATCATTTATATCAGCAACTGATGGTAGTTCAGTTAGTGCTACTCAAGAATGTTGTGACCAAGCAAGTGAAAATTATTTTTGGAATCCTATTTTAAGTCAATGTAGATGGAAATCATTGTGGAATATACCATCAAAAGTTCCTACAACTACATCTAAAGGTAATAATGTTTTAAAAACAGGTAATGCAGGTTCTAATAATGTTCATAAAAATTATCCTGATTCTACTAAAACTTCAACTATAGATGTATCTACGAAAGCAACAGGTAGTGTTGTAAATTTAACATATATAGGACAAACTGATGATGCATCATTAACTGAAATATTTATACAAGGTAATTCAGGTGCAGGTACAAATGAACAAAGATTTCAAGTTCCTGTTGATTGTTTTTGTACAGTTAAAGCAGTAATGAGTTCAGTACAATCAGGTTTAGACAATAATACAGGTGCAATAGGTCAATCATCAATGACTCAATGGCAAGCAGCATTTAAAAATATAGATGGTACTGTAACACTATTAGCACAAAGGTCAGATGGAACTGATATAGAAGATACAGGAGTAGGTAAAAGAGATTTAACATTTAGTGCTTTAAATACAGGAGGTAATTCAGCTATGGTTTTAAAAGTTCAAGCTGAAGCAAATAAAAGAGTTCAATATGTAGTTAAATTAGAAATAACACAAACTGATTTTAATGTATATAATACTGATGCAATTTGGATGGATGATAACAACTTTGTATTTCAAGATGGTGACCAAATGTTATGGAATTAAAAATAAATAGAATATGAAAGAAGCAAATATTAAAATTAATGCTCACACAGCAGATGCTGAAGCAAATTTAGCACGATTAGCAAACCAAGCTGAAGAAAGTAGTAAAAAAGTATTATCAGTAGGAGATGCAGCATTTGCTATAGCAGAAACAATGACAGGTGCTTTTGCAATAGCAACAGGTGCTATAGGTTTATTTGCAGGAGAAAATGAAAAGTTTCAAAAAGTAGCATCTAAAGCACAATCAGTTATTGCTATAGCTATTGGAACTAGACAACTAGCAGAAGCTAAAGCAAATATTACAACATTAGCAGGAACAGCAATAGTAAAAGCTAATGCAGTTGCAACAAGATTAGCTAGTATTGCAATGGTAGCATTTAGTAGTGCTATAGGTACATCTTCTAAAGCATTTAAGATAATGAAGATGGCAATAGTTTCTACAGGTTTAGGTGCTTTAGTTGTTGGACTTGGATTAGTTATTACAAAGTTAATGAGTATGTCTGATAAAACTGAAGAAGCAGCAGATAAACAAAAATTATTAACAGATGCTATTGATGCAACAAATAAAGTAGCAAATGATGCAGTAAGTTTAAATGAAAAATTAAATCAAGCAACTAATCAAAGGGAAATAGATTTAATAAATGAAGAAAAAGCATATGAAAAAGCTAAAGAAAAACTAGCAATTTTTGTAGAGCAAAAAGAAATGGAATTAGCAAACAACATAGCTAATGGGAAATCATATACAGCAAACCAAGAAGCATATGATAAACATTTAGCTTCATTAGATGCACAGCACGAACAATTAATTGCTAATAAAAAAGCATATGAAGAATACCAAAAAAGTCAAAATGAATCTTCTGAAGAAGAAAAAAAGAAAGAAGAAACAGTAAAAGCATTAACTGATTTACAAAAAACATTAATAATTGCTGAAACTTCTATGTTACAAAGCAGATTAAATAATAGAATATCTGAATTTGAGTTAGAACAACAATTAACAATGAATGAAATAGAATTAATGAAAGAAAAGCTATTAACAGAAGAACTAACTGAAGATGAATCATTTATTTTAAAAGAAGATATAGCTAGAAAAGAAATAGAACTATTACAAGCAAAAGCAGATGAAGAAATACGTATAAATGATTTAATAGCAGAAAATACAAAAAAGAATGATGCAGAAAAAGAAGAAGCAGAACTGAAATTAGCAGAACAAGAACAAGCTAATTTTGATGCTAGGATGGCATTTGCAGGTGCAACAGGTGATATATTAGGTAATATGTCAGCATTAATGGAAGAAGGTTCAGCACAACAAAAAGCGATGGCACTAACTGAAATAGCTGTAAATACAGGAATAGGATTTATGAACGCTTTAAGAATTGCACAACAGGGTGGAATGGGAACAGGTGCAGCAGCACCATTTACTACTCCTATCTTTTATGCTTCACAAATAGCAGCAGTTTTAGGTGCAGCAGCACAAGCTAAACAAATTATTAGTTCAGGTAGTGAAGCAGGTGCAGGTGGTGGTGGTATTACATATACTGCTCCATTTATTCCTGAAAGTGCAGCACAAGGTGGTGGTACTCCTACTACAACTGATTCAAATGGTACTGTACAAGCATTTGTTGTTTCAAATGAGATTTCAAGTAGACAGGCTTTAGATAGTGAATTAGAATTACAATCAACATTATAAACGAAAAATACAAATTTATATTTATAATAAAATAAGTATGGAAGATAAAAAACTTGTTGAATTAATTATAGAAGAAGATGAACAAGATGAGTTTGGAATACAAGCTATTTCACTTGTTCAGTTTCCTGCATTTGAAGAAGATGCTAATTTTGTGTTTTTTAATAAAAACCATAATTTAACATTAGCTAAAGTAGATGAAGATAAAAAATTATTAATTGGATGTGCTTTAGTACCTGAAAAAAAGATTCCAAGATTAGACCAAAATACAGGTGAAGAATATGATGTATATTTTTCTAAAGAAACTATAAAACAAGCATCAGAATTGTTTTTAAAAAATAACAAACAAAATGAACATACTTTGGAACATCAAGAAGAAATTGGTGGTTTATCAGTTGTTGAAAGTTGGATTGTTGCTGATGATAAACGTGATAAAAGTAGGATATACGGTTTTAGTGTTCCTGTTGGTTCTTGGATGGTGTCTATTAAAGTTGATAATGAATCAATATGGAAACAAATAAAAGAGAAAGCAGTTAAAGGATTTTCAATAGAAGGTTTTTTTGTTGATAAAGTAGTTAATATGCAAAGTATAAATTTAGAGTGTGATAATTGCCCTGATGCACTTTGTTTAGATTGTCCTAAAATAGATTCTAAAACATTTGGTAAAATAAAAAATCTAATATTAGACAATGAATTAATGCCTGTATCTATTTTAGATGGTGAACCATTATTTGAAACTAAAGAAGAAGCTGAAATGTATGCTACATTATTTAAAGGTTGTAGAGGTCACCACCCACACGAAGTAGATGGGCAGAAACTATATATGGCTTGTGAAAATCATTCAGAAGCTATTGGTGATAATTATGATGAGGATGATTTTGGCAAAAAGAAAAAGAAATATAAAAAGAAAAATAAATATGCTGAACAAATATTATATGCTAAAAAAAGAGCATTAGCAAAATATAGTTGGGATGATTGTATGAGAGAACAAAAAAAGCAATATGGTTCTGAAGAAACAGCTAAAAAAATATGTGGATATATTAAATCAAGATACTAACCAAAAATAAACGAACTTTAAAAATTTATATTTATGAAAAAAGAAAGTATGTCAACACTAGACAAAATTAAGAATCTATTAACACTTTCAAAAGGTGCTAAATCTCACAAAGTAGTATTTTATAAAGAAGCTATTTTAGATGATGGTAGAACTATTATTACTGAATCAGAAGATTGGACAGCAGGAGTTGAAGTTAGAGTTTTATCAGAAGATGGAACTGCAATTCTATTAGAAACAGGTTCATATAAATTAGAAGATGGAACTGAATTAGTAGTAGATGAAAAATCAATGCTAGTATCTTTAGGAGATGGTGAAATGGAAGTAGAAGAAATGCAAGAAGAAGGTGAAGAAGATAAAGAAATAAAAGATGCTGTAGCAGATGAAACAGGTGAAGCAGTAGCAGAAGCAGTTGCTAGTCCTGAAATGGTTGATATAGTAGCTGAAGCTATTAATGAAGCAACAGGTGAAGAAGTTACTGCTGAAATTGCAAAAGAAGCAGCAGTAGCAGCAGTTGGAAGTATAGAAGCAGAAATACCTGCAGTTACTGAAGAGGTTAAAGAAGAATTAAGTGAAGTTGAAACATTTAGTGCTGTAGCTAATATGATAGAAGATAAATTTTCAGAATTAGAAACAAGATTATCTAAATTAGAAGATAGTCCTGCAAGTGAAGGTTTAACACATACACCTGAAAAAACATCTTTTAATAAAGCTGATGTAAATAATAAAGTAAATATTTCAGCTAACGAAAGAGCAAGAAAAATAATCAATAGTTTTAATTAATAATAAACAAAGTAAAAATGGAAAAGAATAATTACAAAAAGTATGATTTCGCAAATCCTACATTAAGTGGAGACACTTATGCAGGTCAATTAGCACTTCCATATGTGTCAGCAGCAGTTAAAGCTAACGATACTATAGGAAAAGGTTATGTAAGAATAATTGAAGGTCTTAACAGAAAAGCAGTTATTAATTCATTATCAGTTGCAGCACCTTTAGCAGAAGCTAGTTGTACATTCAATGCTACTGATACAACAATTACTGAATCAGTTATTACGTTGAAAGATTTAAAAGCACAATTTCAATATTGTCGTGGAACTGTATTTCCTACTTGGATAGGACAGGGAATGGACAGAAATGGAAATTTGCCTCAATCATTTGAAGAATTTCTTTTAGAAACAGCAGCAGCTAATGTAGGTGCAGCTATTGAAAATGATATGTGGGCAGGTTCTACAGCATTTGGAGTAGGTTATGTTTCTAATGATGGAACATTTGACCAAGCAGGTTTAAATGCTTCAAGATTAGCTGACTTTACACAAATCACAATGAATTCAGGTGCTTTAGCAAACACAACTGCTATTTCAGCTTTAAACAAAGTTTATGATGGTGTAACTGCTAATCATCCAGGTTTATTAAGTAAACCAGGTTTTGGATTCTATATGAATAACAAAACATACGGTTTATATGTTCAGCAATTAGCAGGACTTGGTGCAGGAGTAGCAAATTCTAAAGAAGGTATAAATGGTCTAGCATCATCACAATCTTTTGAAGGAATGAGTTTTATGGGAACACCAATTTATAGATGTCCAGGTATGCCAGATGATTGTATTGTAGCAGCAGATAAAGAAAATTTAGTTGTAGCAACTAATGCACTTTCTGATATAACAGAAGTAAGGTTGATACCAACCTACCAATACGATGGTTCTGATAATATTAACCTTTCAATGAGGTTTGCAATAGCAGTAGGAGCAGGTTTAACAACTGAAGGAGTAGTTGGAGCTACATTCTAGAGAGTAATTTAATAAAGTAAGGGAGTTAATTCTCCTTTACTTTTTTTTAATAACAATAAAATAATATAGATATGGCTTGTAATTTAACAAGAGGACGGCTCGTAGATTGTAAAGATGTAATCGGTGGAATAAAAACAATTTATTTTACAGAATCATATTGTTCAGATGTAAGAGCAAAAGCAACTTTTGGAAGTGGAGATACTGCTAATACAATAACAGCAGGAGGTTTTGAAAATTGGGATATAGTTTCAGCAGGAAAAGTGAATGTGATGAAATATGATTTAAGACCTGATTTATCATCAGTAACTATAAATTTACAATCAGACCCTGCAACAGGAACAACATTTTTTGAACAAACATTAGCTTTAACACTTCAAAAACAAACAGCAGCAGATTCTAATCAAATGCGATTAATTGCTTATAATAGACCACAAATATTTGTTTTAGATACTAATAACAATATTTACTTATTAGGAATGGATAATGGAATGGATATGACAAGTGGAACAGTAGTATCAGGAGCAGCAAAAGGAGATATGCCAGGATATACATTTGGCTTTGTAGGAAAAGAAAAAGAAGCACAAATTTGGCTACCTGCAGCAGGAGCAGAAGGAGCAACATTATTCCCATTTGATGGATTAAGTGATGAAGATAAAATTAATATAGTATTAGGAACATAGTAATATTTTAGTAGTTTTTTGTAGAAAAAGAGGGCTTTTGTCCTCTTTTTTTTTACTTTTAATAAACAAAAAGTAGTTTTTTATATTTATAAGAAACATAGTTATGACTTGGAAAGTAAAAGAAATATATAAAGAAGAACAACCAACAAATTTTAATCTACCTTTAAGTAAACTATCACAAAAACAAATAAAAGGGCTATTAGAGCAGCACAGGGAACTTTATTTTGAAAAAGCAGGTTCAGGTATCAAAAAAGATAAAAAGTCCTTTAAACCAAAGAAAATAGAGGATTTATAGAATGATACAGTTAACAAGAGGTCAAGCAAATGATATTTATTTGAATTTAGCAGATGTGCGAACAAATTCAACAGGATATTTTTATTTGTTTGGTTTAACTAATGAAATGACACAATCAACTACATATGTAATAGCTGTAAAAGTATCTACTAATGATAGATATGATAAATTAAGAATTACAGAAAACAATACTGAAGATAAACCTAATGGAACTGTAAAATTATTTCCTGAAGGTTTTTTTAAATATATAGTATATGAACAAACATCTTCAAGTAATTTAGACCCAACAGATTCATCAGTAGTTGGAGAATTAGATAGAGGTGTTGCATATGTTTCTTCTAATCCATTTATGAAAGAATCAACATTTACAGAATATACTACTACTGATACAAATACAATTTACGTAAAATGAAAATGAAAGATAAAAATAAAGTCAATTTTCATACTATAGATATAGCACCCTGTAATCAACCATCTATAACAGAACAAACAAATCAAGATTGGATAAGCTATGGAAACAATAACGACTATCCTGAATACTTAATTGACTTATATCAAAAAAGTTCAATTAATTCTGCGCTTATAAAAGGTATATCAGCACAAATATATGGTGAAGGAATAGATGCTACTGATAGAAAAGAAAAACCTGAACAATGGCTAGCATATCAAATATTGATGGAAAAAAGTCAAAAAGATTTTTTAAAAAATGCTTGTTTTGATTTAAAACTTCACGGCTACTGCTTTTTAAATATTATATGGAATAGAAGTAGAACAAAAATAGCAGAAATAAAACACATACCTGCACAAACAATTAGAACAGGGAAAGCAGATATGAGTGGTGAAATAAAAGAATATTATTATTCAGCAGATTGGAGTAATTATAGAAAACAACAATATACACCACAAGGAATAAAAGCATATAATAAAAATGATAGAACTGAAGCATCTCAACTATTAATGGTTAAAGATTATTCACCTAGAATTTTCTATTATTCATCACCTGACTATGTAGGTTCTACTACTTGGATTCAAATGGATGTACAAATTGCTGATTTTCATTTAAATAACATTTCAAATGGTTTATTTCCATCAATGTCAATAGCATTTAATAATGGTATTCCAACTGATGAAGCTAGACAAGAAATAGAAAGAAAATTACAAGCTAAATTTAGTGGTAATCAAAATGCAGGTAGATTGATGATTACATTTAATGATGGAGCTGAAAATGCGCCTGTTATATCACCAATTAATTCAAATGGTGCAGATGGTTTATATCAATATTTATCTACTGAATGTAAACACAAAATATTATCAGGGCATAGAATTACATCACCTTTATTATTAGGAATTAGAGATGCAGGTGGTGGATTTGGAAATAATGCTGATGAATTAAGAGATAGTTATGATTTATTACAAGGTATAGTTATTTCACCTTTTCAAGAAACTATACTAAATTCTTTTAAAGATTTATTAAGTTGTAATGATATTAATTTAGATATTTATTTTAAAACATTAAAACCTGCTTCATTTTTAGATGAAGAAATAATAGAAGTACAATCTAAAGAAGATGCAGAAAAAGAAGGTGTAAGTTTTGCTTCACAAATGGATGTAGATAGAAAACCTACAAAGGGAATGATTGATGAAGCTGAAAAAGGATTAGAATGGAGAAAAGAATATGGTAGAGGGGGAACACAAGTAGCTACAGCAAGAGCAAGAGATATTGTTCAAAAAAAAAATTTAAGTCCTGAAACAATAAGAAGAATGAAATCATTTTTTGCTAGACACGAAGTAGACAAAAAAGGCAAAGGATTTTATCCTGGTGGAGATGGTTTTCCATCAGCAGGTAGAATTGCTTGGGCATTATGGGGTGGTGATGCAGGACAAAGTTGGAGTGAAAAAAAAGTAAAAGAACTAGATAGAATTAGAGATGAAAATCTATCTATTCCTAAATTAGATGATGAAACAGGAGAAAAGTTATTAACACAATTATCTCAATTTCAAGAAGTTATAGATAATGATGAATGGTTTGAACTTGGTGAAATGGAAATGGATGGTCAAGAACACGAAGAACATTTTGAAAAATATGTAAATAGTAAAGATAATTCATATCATAAATTTTTTAATATACCACAAGAATCTCCAAATAGAAAGTCACAATCTGATGTAGGATTATTAAGAGTTTTATATAGATATTCACAAAACATTTCATCTAATACTAGACCATTTTGCAGAGGTATGGTTTCAGCTAGTAAACAGGGTGCTTTATATACTGTTGATAATTTACAAAGAATGAGTCAACAATCATTAAATCCTGATTTTGCACATACAGGTAGTACTTATGATATTTGGCAATGGAAGGGTGGTGTATTTTGCCATCATCGTTGGATCCGTGTATTCTATTTAAGAAAAAGAGTTCCAAAGGGTCAAGAATTTTTAATAGAAGGAAAATTATATAAAGGTGGACAATATTTACCACCTACAACATTAGACAATTTTAGAAAAACATATCAGGCAGAAATTAATAAACTAGGATTTAATTGGAAGGCAGTAAGAGGTAAAGAACCACAATATACTACAGCAGCACCGATTAACACTCCATTAAGGGGAGCATATCCTGGGGGAAGATTTGCACCTGGTAAATAAAAAAAGAAACTATGGCTACATTATTTATATCAGCAACAAAATTAAAAAAAGATACAGCATTATCAGGTAGTGTGGATGATAATATGATTCATCCATATATACTAAATTCACAAACAAAAGAAATATTTCCATATTTAGGAACTGATTTATATAATAAACTGATTTCTGATATAGCAGGTACACCTTCAGGAGTATATAAAACATTATTAGATGATTATATACAAAATGCTTTAGTACAATTTGCTTTTGCTGATTTATTACCATTTTTACGTTTACGATTTGTAAATAATTCAGTTGTAATAATGGATACTGAAAATGGTGCTTCAGCTACTTATGAAGATTTACAACCTATAATAGAAAGGGCAACTAATCTTGGACAATTTTATCGTGAAAGAATGATAGAGTATTTAGACCATAATTCATCATCATTTCCTGAATATACTTCTAATAGTGGTGCTGATTTAAGTCCGACACATAGAAATTATTATGTAGGTATGAATTTAGATGTAAATGCAGGATTGTGTACTAATCAAGAAAAAGCATTTAGAAGTGCAATAGGTAATAAAGATTGTTGTTAATGAAAAAGAAAGAATATAAACCTACTAAAAGAAACAAAGAATTGTTAAAAAAATATATAACTAAAAAAACCAACAATGGCTAACGAAAAGCTCACGGACAAAGCGGCATTTCCAGGTGGTGGAACTCAAGCTAAAGAAGATTTATATCATTGTGTAGTAATAGATGATACAACAGGTTCAGCAGCAGGAACAAGCACAAAACAAACCTATCAACAACTACAAAATGGTATTAATTTATTAACAGAAGCAACATCTATTGACCCTGATGCAGATTTTTTACTTGGATACGACACATCAGCTTCAACAGCAGGTAAAATAAAACCACAATTTGCAAATCCTTGGACTATAGGTGGAAATCAAACTGCTGATTATACTTTAGTAATAGGAGATTCACACGGAATGGTTAGAGTTAATTCCTCAAGTGCTAGGACTGTAACAATTCCTCCAAGTAGTTCTGTAGATTTTCCTGTGGGAACTGAAATACTTGTTTATAGAAATGGCTCAGGGAGTGTGACGTTAGTCGCAGGTAGTGGTGTTACAATTATTAAAAAAAGTGCTTTAACTATTTCTGCAAGATATGGTGTTGCAAGAATTATTAAAGTTCTTTCATCAGGTTCAGGTGCTTGGATAGCTTATGGAGATTTAGATTAATTAATAAAATGAATGAAATGCAAGAAAGGATGTGTAGTTTTATGGGAGGAGGAATCCTTAATATATTAGTAATTCCAACAAGTCAAATTATAGAGGTATTTATTCTAGGTTTTGTTGGAGGTTTAGCAGGTATATTTGCAAGGGAATTATTCTTTTTCATAAAATCTAAAATATGGTAGATTGGGAAATTAACATAACATCTAATGGAGATTTTGAAGTGGTTTACATATATTATGAATATGAGTAAATTTAGATATTTTAGTTATTCGGAATTTGATAGTCCTGATTTAAAAGGGAGTGGAAAAAAAATGAGTGATAAATTTATATTAATGTTAGATGAGGCACGTATTTTTGCAGGTATACCATTTTTTATTTCTTCAGGATTTCGCACAAAAGAGTACAATCAAGATTTAATAAATAGGGGTTTTAAGGCATCAAAAAATTCTTCACATCTAAAAGGATTAGCAGCTGATATAAAGTGTGTTAAAAGTGATAATAGGTGGCTTATAATAGATGCCTTGTTGTATGCAGGAATTAATAGAATAGGCATTAGTAAATCCTTCATACATTGTGACGTAGATTCAAGCAAACAAGATAACATTATTTTTTTATATTAACTTAAATTAAACAAATGGAATTTTTATCTCAAAATTGGTTAGAATTATTAATAGCATTACTTGCATTTTTAAAAGTAATTGTAAACTTAACACCTACAGAAAAAGATAATAAAGTATTTGGATGGTTAGATAGCTTAATAAATGCTATTGTTCCTGATTCAAAAAAGAAATGAATCAAACAATTTTAGAAATATTATCTAAATTTGATTTAACTGAAATATTTAAAACTAAAGGTAAGGCAAAAAGGTGGAGTGCTAAACGTAGCATTGGGGGTGCCATAGTGACTATGGCAGTTACAAATATTCAGCAAGAAGGATTAAATACGTTGAATCTAATTCTTTGTGGAATAGGCATTCTACCTTTATGTTTATCTTTTTTTGAAAAATGAAAATACAATATAGACCAAGAATAAACGAACACATTTATCAGTTCTTGAATTATCACAAACATTCTAATGTAATAGGAGTTATTAGTGATACACATTTTCCATTTCAACATAAAGATTATTTAAATTTTTTATATGAAACTTTTAATCAGTTTCAGGTAAATGATATAGTTCACATTGGTGATATGGTAGATGGTCACGCTTGGAGTTATCACGAAAGCAGTAATGAAGGTCTGTCTGCAAGTCAAGAAGCAGAAAAAGCACAAATAGAATGTGATAAGCTATTTAAAACATTTCCTAAAGGGCATCATATAATGGGTAATCACGATGCTTTAATTAGTAGAAAAGCACAAACACACGGACTACCTAAACAATTTATTAAAACATTTGAAGAAGTATGGAATTTTCCAAAAGAATGGACAAGTCAATATAATCTTGAAATAGATAATGTAATGTATATACACGGAACAGGAAAAGGTGGATTGTATTCTTCAGTAGGTTTAATGACTGATTATAGACAAAGTGTAGTATCAGGTCACACACACTCAAATGGTGGTATAAATTATAGGGCTAGTTATAAAGATTTAACATTTGGTTTAAATGTAGGATGTTTAATAGATGTAAATGCTTATGCTATGGAATATGGTAAAAACTTTAGCAAAAAACCAACATTAGGATGTGGTATTGTTATAGATGGTAAAATAGGACAATTTATACCTATGAATTTAGGTAATAAAATATCATATAAATAATTATCTTTCCATTTCTTTGTCAGCGTGTTCAGTTGCATCAATATATGATTGAGGATAATTTACTTCTATATATTCAGAAAAATATAAATACCAATCTAATTTATCAAATATAACTAATAAATCTTGAATATCTTTTTTTGTTCTTTTATTCTTTTCTTTTATAATTTTAATTCTTAAATATTCATCTATTGTATCCATTAAATCCATAGGGCATAATTTACATTGAGCTAAATCATTTAATTCATCTAATAATTTTGCTTCCATATCTATTTCTTTCATAAGTTTTATTTTTTCCATATTGTACCTGCTGTAGGTGAATGAACACAAGTCCATCCAAGATTTCGTAAATGTTTATGGTATCTGCTTAATTTACTACTATCATTACCTATAGACCATTCTAATTTTTTATCATAATAATCAGGAAATTCAGACGAAGCAGTTTTTTGTTCACTTCTACGTAACCAATTTCTAACTGCTGATTTCCAACATTTCATATTAGCTTTACCAACTAACCATCCTTTTGATTCATAATAATCATAAAATATTTCAGATTGACTTATATCACCTTTTTCTTTAAAATATTCTTTTAATTCATCAATATTAGGTTTCTTAAATCTATTAGATAATACTTTAGTATTATCTTTATTATTAACTTTATTATTATTAATAGTTTTAGAATTTTTAAATTCTAGTTTTTGAATATTTGAAAACTTGCTTTTAAATAATGTAAATATATTTTCGTGATTTATTTTATAGTAAGTTTTAGCTGGGATACCTTTCAGCTTTTTTTCTATTATTCCTTCAGCTACTAAAATATTTATACCTTTTTGTATTTGATAATAAGAAAGAGAAGTGCTGTTATTTATATCATTATTAGTATTGAAGAAATATCCATCTTTTAAACTCTCTCTATTAAAAAAGTATTCCTCCTTACTAATTAAGTCAGCTAAAACAACAGCACTCTCTAAACCAAATAAATTAATTAAATGCTTATTAACAGTTAAAAAAGAAGTTGAAGCAAGTAATTTTGTTATTCTCATATTAAAATATATTTTACAAAAGTAACAGAATTTCCAAATCTATTTTTAGTTTTCATTGAAACACTTTCTATATTATATCCATCTTTTCTTAAATTAAATATAATAGCACTTAATCTTGTAGCACCATATTCTTTAACAGCTTCCCAAGAAGTTATAAAATTTTCAGTTTTTAAATGATTTAAAATTGCTTCAGTTTGATTTTTAGGTTTATCCATTTTGTGTAAGTATTAAATGAGCATTAAAGAAATCACAAATACCAACATTAAGTAATTTTAACAATGATACAAGTTCTCCAATTTTAAATCTCATAGGGTTATTAATTTTTGCTAGAAAAGTTGGTTGGCTCATTCTTAACTGAGTATATAATTCTTTCCTATTTTTACCACTTATATATATAAGGTGTTTTAATTTATTACTTAAATCTTTTTCCATAATTAAATTTTTATAATTAAACAATAATTAAAATGGCATTTCTTGTACTGATTCAGGTCTTTCTCCTGTTAATATAAATTTATTAAATATATCAGTATAGTTTAATACTTTATTTAAATCTCCACCCTGTGAACAAACAAATTCAACAGCACCTTTAAAAGCTACTTGACGAACTATAATATCTTGATTGATATTATTAGCTTTAGGACTAGATATATTATTTAAAGGATTATCAAATAACCTTTTAATTCTTGGAAATTTACCATCAGTAAATTCATAATTAATAGTATCACCTATTACATAAGTTTCTTGTTGTTCCTTTTTAGTAAGTACTTGACCTGCATCTCCATTTTCCATTTCAACTTCAAAACGATACATCATACCATATTGACCATCCCAAGTTCCTGCACCTACTACATTTGTAATTTTACTAGATTTTTTCATTTTTATATAAATTTTAATTAAACATTTTACAAATATAAAGAAAATAAATTTAATAAAAAAAATAAATATTTGTTGTTATATTAAATATTCTTTATATATTTGTTATTATTAACTAATAAAATAACTAAAATGGAAGAATTTAAAAACATTTATCAAAAACAAATGAAACATCTACTACCACAAGAAGTAAAAGAACAAAATTATATTAAAGGAGAATATGTAGAAATAGATGTAGAAGATGTAAATTTTCAAATCTATTATGATTATAGAGATGAATTATTAAATATAGAAAATGTAAAAATGGAAGTACAAGATGATAATCAAAATAATATATGGGTTGATGCAATGCACTTTTATGATTACTTTTTTAGTAAAGAAATAATTTTAGAAATAGATAATTTAATACACAATAAAATACAAGCATAATATGAAGAATTTAAAACCTGAAGAACAAGTAGCATATCAAGATGGATTTGCTACAGCAAAGAAAAAACACAAAGATGATTTTATTTATGGCTTTTATACAGGATTAGTAGCATCCATAATAACAGCAATAATATGTTTAACCTGTAATTTATATATATAATGGAATATAGAAGATTAAGTAAAATAAAAACTTTTGCAGCATCAGAAGATGATGAAACTTATTTTGTAGGTCAAGATGAAAATGGCAATGATTTTCATTTAACTATGTCAACATTTGAATTATTAGAATGGATTGATATAGAATATTTAAAAGAAAAAACTATTAGATATATAAAAAATATGAAAAAATGAAAGCAAATAAATATGATTATTATTATGGTGTCTATTGTATAATTGATATGGCAGTAGGAATAATAGACAAAAGAGAAGGAAATGATATTGTATGGGAAAAAGGCATAGAATTATATGATAGCTTTTTAAATTCAAAATACAATAATCCTAACAAATCAGAACTTGATTGCATAAATAATTTTTTAAATAATTTAAAACTAATAATAAAATGAAAGATACAATTAAAGAAGAACTAGAAAGCTATATACAAGATTGCAAAAAAGATTATGATGAAATATCTCATCAAAATATGTTTAATGAAGATTATTATATAATAGGTTATCATAAAGCAAAAAAATGGTTAGAAGAACATAATATAGATGTATTTGAAGGAATACAATTATGTAGAAGTTATGAAATAGAACATTTTGGACAATCTAAAACTATATTTGATAATTATGAAACGCTAGTAAATAATATAGTGTTTTGGTATGGACAAGAATTATGTATAGATAAAAATATACCATTGTAAATGAAACAGCTAGAATATGAATTACAAAAAGCAGTTGTAAAATGGTTAGGTTATAAATATCCAGGTTTATTATATTGTGCTTCAGCAGGTGGTGTTAGAACATCAATGACACAAGCCAAAAAAATGAAAGCTACAGGTTATAAAAAAGGGTTTCCTGATTTATTTATTTATGAACCAAATAAAAAATATAATGGATTAGCATTAGAATTAAAAGTAAAAGGAAACTACCCAAGTAAACACCAAAAAGAATGGCTAATTAATTTAGAAAAAAGAGGATATTATGCTAAATGTGTAAAAGGATTTGATGAAACTATTGAAATTATTAACAAATATACTAACAATGATTTATAATGATACTGAACAATATATGCTATTTACTATCCATTTTATCGGTAGTAATTACATAAATTTTCTAGCTAGATTACCTAAAATTTATAACAAACATAAAGGAAGTAAGTTTTATTACATTTTTGTAAAAGATTTTATACATAAAAATATATATACTATATTTGGAAAAGAAATTATAGGTGAAATTAATTATGAAAGAATATCTGTTATTGAATATTATTTATTAAGAAAAGATGTTCCCCTGCTTGAAGAAATATTTAAACCAAAATTACAAAATGCTTCAAGAAATGTCACAAAAAATCACATCTTCACATCTAAACTCAACACGTAAAACTGATTCTGAAGATTTATTACACGATATAATAATATATTTAGAAAAATTTCCTGAAGAAAAAATACTAGGATTAATACAAAAAAAACAATTATCATTTTTTATTGCTAGAATGATGATGTTCCAATATCATAGTAATACATCTAAATTTTATAAAACATATGTAAAACCAAGAAAATACAATGTAATAAGTAATAATTTAGCTTCTTCAGATAATGCTGAAATAATTAAACAAAAAAAACTAAATGAAAAAAAATTAGATAAAATAGATAATATTTTAAAAGATTTGAATTGGTTTGAAGTAGAAGCATTTAAAATTTATTATAAAGATAAACATTCCTATTCTACATTAGCAAAAGCAACTAAAATATCAAAAAATACTTTGTATAAGTCAATAAGAAAAGTACACGATTATATTAAATACAAAATTAATGAGTAAAGGAATAGGAGATACTATAGACAAATTCACAACAATGACAGGAATTAAAAAACTTGTCAAAAGATTGTTTGGTGATGATTGTGGTTGTAATGAAAGAAAAGAATGGTTAAACAAAAGATTTCCATATGCTAAAAAAATGAATAAAGACCAAAAATCTATATTTGAAAAAATATATGGTAGAATAGCAGAAGGTAAATTTAGTCAAGTTAAAGCAGATGAGCAAGAGGTATTAAGGCAGTTATATTTTGAAATATTTGGTATAAATAAAAAACCAACAAGCTGTGGAAGTTGTGTAAAAGATACATTAACAAAACTTCAAAGAGTTTATGAAAGTAGCTGTGATGAAAAAGCACACTAAAATATATATGGATTATTTTAGACTAGGTATAGATGACTATATACCTTGTGAAGTTTGTCAATGTCCTGCTGTAGATATTCACCACATAGAACGTAGAGGAATGGGTGGAAGTAAAACAAAAGACACAATAGAAAATTTAGCTGCATTATGTCGTGAATGCCATATCTTTGCTGAAGATGACCCTAGATTTAATGAAAAGGTAAAACATTTACATAAATTATATATAAATTTTGAAGATACACAACTATGAAAAAATTTAAAGTAGATAAAATATATCATTCTATACAAGGTGAAGGTGCTACACAAGGAACAAGTTCTATATTTGTAAAACTTGAAAATACTAATGAAAAAAGTATATCAGTAGATAAATTTTTAAGTAAGCTAGATGAAGATAAATTTATACACAAATTAAAATTAGGTAGCCATTTAATTTTTACAGGTGATGAACCATTATTACAAGAAGAAGCTATTTTAGAATTTATAAAACAAATTAAATTTCTTTATGGATTTAAACCATTTATTGAAATAGAAACTGATGCAACTAAATCACCTTCTAAAACATTAATTAATAATGTAGAAATTTTTAATTGTACTCCTAAACTTTCAAATAGTAAAATACCTGTAAATAAAAGAATGAAAACAAATATTATAAAAAAATATATATCTACAGGAAACAAGGCAATATTTAAATTTCAAATTGCTAATGAAAAAGATTTAGAAGAAATAAAAACTGAATGGATAGAAGTAATGAATATACCGAAAAGATTAATCTATTTAATGTCAGCATCGGAAAATTTTATACAATTTACTATAAAAAATGCTTTAAAAAATAATTTAAACTATTCAAACAAATTACAATATGAATAAGAATCCAAAATATTATATAGGTAAATACAAGAATATAAAAGTTATTGATGTAGTTCAAGATTTTGATTTAACTCATAATCTAGCCACAGCAGTAGAATATTTATGTAGAGCAGGTAAAAAAGACAAAAATAAATATTTAGAAGATATACAAAAAGCAATAAATCATTTAGAATTTGAATTAGAATATGAAAGAACAAAATTAGGTAAAGACAAAAGTTATTGGAAAAATATAAAATAAAATTATGGCTATAGTATTTAACACTGAAAAAAGAAAATTAAAAGATTTAAAAGAATATGAATTTAATCCTAGATTAATAACTAAAGCACAATATATTCAATTAAAAAAATCTATTAAAAAATTTGGATTAGCAGAAATACCTTGTGTAAACAAAGATAATATTATAATAGCAGGGCATCAACGAATAAAAATATTAAAAGAATTACATCCACCTGAATATGAAATAGATGTTAGAGTACCTTCTAGATTATTGACTGAAGAAGAATTTCAAGAATATAATATTAGAAGTAATAAAAATACAGGAGAATTTGATACAGATATTTTAGCAAATGAATTTGATTTAGATAATTTAATAGATTATGGTTTTAAGCATATTGAATTAGGAATTAACATAGATAAAATACCTGATGATTTATCTGATAAATTAGAAATACAATTCAAAATAGAAGTAGAAGTAGAATCAGAAAGAGAACAAGAGCAATTATATAATGAATTAACTAAAAAAGGATATAAATGCCGAATTTTAACATTATAAAAGAAGTAAAACCTAAAAAAAGTTTTAGAGTAAGTTCGGTAATAGGTAAATTTGATTTACAATCAGAACATATAAAAGAACAATTTACAGGAAGTATTGATTTGGATAATGATTGGCAAATTGGAATTATAGTAGGAAGTAGTGGTAGTGGTAAAACAACTATAGCAAAAGAATTATTTCCAAAAAGTTATATTACAGATTTTAAATATAAGGCAGAAACTATATTAGATGATATGCCTGAAGATAAATCAGTAGATGAAATTACCAAAACTTTTAATAGTGTAGGTTTTTCATCCCCACCAAGTTGGTTAAAACCATATTCAGTTTTATCTAATGGACAAAAAATGAGGGTTGATTTAGCAAATGGTTTATTGCAAAACAAAGATTTAATGGTATTTGATGAATTTACAAGTGTAGTAGATAGAAATGTAGCAAAGATAGGTAGTTATGCAGTGCAAAAAGCTATCAGAAAATCAGATAAAAAATTTATAGCAGTTACTTGCCATAATGATGTGGTAGATTGGCTAATGCCTGACTGGATATTTAATACTGATAGTATGACCTTTCAAAAACTTGAAGGGCAAAAAAAAAATAAACCAAAAATCAAATTGCAAATATTCAATACAAGAGATAAGTCAATATGGAAAATGTTTGCTAAACATCACTATTTAAATCATTCACATAATAATGCTGCCACAGTATATGTAGCTTATGTGAATAATAATTTAGCAGGTTTTTATTCTGTTTTGCCTTTTCCTCACCCAGTAATTAAAAATGTTAGAAAAGGCCATAGATTAGTTGTTTTACCTGATTATCAAGGCATAGGTGTTGGGTTAAGGATTAGAACGGAAATAGCAAAGCATTATGTTTTAAATGAAAAGAAAAGATTTATAGCTACAACTTCTCATCCTGCAATTATTTATGGATTGAAAAATAATCCAAATTGGTTATTAACCAAAAAAGGAAGGCAGGGAAGAGGAGGAAAGACAGGAAAAATACAAAATATAAATGTTAAAAATAGTTCTTCATCTAATAGAATTACAACATCTTGGGAATATATCATAAAATGAAACAAATGAGACACTATAAAAAAGAAAAATGAAAATATTTATTATAACATATTTAGCAGTAATATTATATATAACATTTGCACAATTATTAAAAAGAAAATATGAAAACAGAAAAAGATAAAGAAATATTATTAGAAGCATTAGAAAAAAGTTTAGGCATAGTTTATACAGCTTGTGAAAGAAGTAATGTATCTAGAGCTACATTTTACAGATGGTTAGAAACTGATAAAGATTTTGCACAAAAAGTAGATGATATCCAAAACTTTCAATTAGATTTTGTTGAATCTAAACTACTTAAAAACATAGGAGATGGTAAAGAAACATCAATTATATTTTATTTAAAAACTAGAGGTAGAAATAGAGGTTATGGTGAAAATTTAGATGTAACTTCTAAAGGTGATAAGTTCAACGAAATAAAAGTTCATATAGTTGAAAAATAATGGATTTATATACTACAGGTATATTTAAAAAGAATTGGAATGCAAATACAAGAATAGTATGCAATCAGGGTGGAACAAGAAGTAGCAAAACATATTCATTATTACAACTAATAGTTTTAAGGTGTTTAAAAGAAACTGATAAAATTTGGAGTATATGTCGTAAAACCTATCCTGCATTGAAAGCTACAGCAATGCGAGATTTAATAGAGATTCTTGAAAAGATGGAATTATATAATATTAAATTTCATAATAAATCAGATAGTACATACAAGCTAAATGGAAACCTAATAGAATTTATAGCTGTAGATGAACCACAAAAAATAAGAGGTAGAAAAAGAAACTTTGCTTTTTTAAATGAAGCAAATGAATTTACATTTGAAGATTTTCAGCAATTAGCATTAAGAACAACTGAACAAATATATTTAGATTTTAATCCTTCTGATGAATTTCATTGGATATATGATAAAGTAATATCTAGAGATGATTGTACATTTATCAAATCTACTTATTTAGATAATCCATTTTTAGAAGAAGAAACTATAAAAGAAATTGAAAGATTAAAAATAGATGACAATTATTGGAGAATATATGGATTAGGAGAAAAAGGTGTATCTATGTCAACTATATTCAGAAATACAATTTTATGTGATAAGATACCTGAAAGAGCAAAATTTATAGCTTATGGATTAGATTGGGGTTTTAGTTCAGACCCTACAGCATTAGTAGAATTATATGCTACTGATACTGATTTATATATGAATGAAATATTATTTGAAAGAGGTTTAACAAATCAAGATATAGGTGATAGAATGAAAGAATTACAAATACAAAGAAATGATGAAATAATTGCCGACTCCTCAGAACCCAAGAGTATTGAAGAGGTCTACCGAATGAATTTTAATATTAAACCTTCTTTAAAAGGAAAAGATTCAATAAGATTAGGAATTGATATTATGAGACGTTACAAAATTAATATTACAAAAAATTCAATTAATATGATTAAAGAGTTTAGAAACTACAAGTGGAAACAAGATAAAAATGGTAATACTTTACCTGTTCCTGTTGATGCTTATAATCATACAATAGATGCAATTAGATATATATGTTTAAATAAATTAATGAAAAATAATCAGGGTAAATATTACGTTATGTAATGATTTTGCCTTTTTTATATTTATAATAAAAGAATATGAAAGTTAATATTCCAGAAAAGTGGTCAGAAATAACATTAAGACAGTTTCAAAAATATAATGTTGAAGTCAGAAAAGATATTAATGAAACTACTAAACTGATTCAAACAATTTCAACTTTGTGCAATATTTCATTTGAAGATACTTGTAAAATGTCTATTAAAGATATTACTAAATTATCAGGATATATTTCAGAACTACTACAATTAAAACCTGAAACACATATAATGATATTTGAATATAAAGGTGTAAAATATGGATTTATTCCAAAATTAGATGATATAAGTATAGGAGAATATGCAGATTTAGAATATTATTTAAGTGACACTGAAAATATGTGGAATAATATGCATTGGATTATGAGCATTTTATATAGAGAAATAGAAGAAGAAAAAGATGGGAAATATAGAATAGCTGAATATACACCCTGTGATAAAAGAGCAAACCTATTTAAAGATATAGGAATGAATGTGGTTTATTCAGCATCTAATTTTTTTTTGACTTTAGGGGGGGAATTGTTAGAGATTATCGGAAACTCTACCCAAAACAAGAAGGAAATACTGAACCAACTGAAGGAGATGAATGGGGGTGGTTCAAAATTATCTACCATTTAGCAGATGGTAATATTGCAAGATTTGATGAAATAGAAAAACTTCCTTTACTATTAGCATTAAATACATTAAGCTATGAAAAGGATAAAAGTGCAATAGAAAAAAGAGAAATAAATAGAATAAAATAATATTATGTTTAGTATAAAAAAATATGGTAATCAAATACCTGAACAAATAGAAAAGATGTTTAATTGGTTTATGTTAAACAATCCTTCTATATATAGAAAAATACAAAAAGTATGTCAAAAACATAAACAATATTAAAATGATAACATTTAAAAATGTAATAGATTTATTTGAAAGTATAGTATCTAAACACTTTCAATTAAAAACATTTCAAACAGGTGAATTAAGTGAAGTAGATGTAAATAAATTAAATCAGCAAGATTTTCCATTATTATTTTTAGAACCTAATAATACTACTATAGATGTTAGAACATTAAATTATAGTGTAGATATTTATATATTAACACAAGTACTAGATGATGGAACAAGTACTAATGATTCATATTCACAAACATTACTAATAATGCAAGATGTAGTTGCAGAATTTAGACAAATATTATCTTCAAGTTCTTTTGTTGCTGATGCTGATAAACACGAATATATAATTGAATTACCTATTATTTGTGAACCATTTACAGAAAGATTTGCTAATTTATTAACAGGATGGAATACTACAATTACCATAGAAGTATCTAATGCTAATAATCTATGTATTGCACCTATATCTAATTCATAATGGCAATACTAAAAACAAGAAATCCTAGAGGACAGTTTACAAAACTTTTATTTCGGAGATGTGATAAAGTATTTCAAGTATTTAGTAAAAAGGTTATAAAAAAAGCAAAAGAAATTTTAAAAAAGAAAAAGAAAAAAGCAACAGGTAAATTAAAAGATACATTAAGAGCAGATACATTACAAGACCAAAAAAGTTTTAAATTAAGGTTTTGGTATGCAGATTATGGTGCATTTGTAGAAGAAGGTGTAAGGGGTTCAGGTAAACAATTTAGCTATGTAGATAGTTCTGAAAATAGAAAATTAGGTAGAGTAGGTAAAAAATATCCTAAACTAAAACAAAAAGGAGGTAAAAGTCCTTTTAAATATAGAAATAAAATGCCACCTATAGATGTATTAAAAAAATGGTTTAGTCAAAAGGGTGTACAAGGTAGAGACAAACTTGGTAGATTTATTAGTCACGAAGCATTTGCATTTATAGTACAAAGAAATTTATTTGTTAATGGAATGAAACCTGTATATTTTTATAGAGAAGCATTTTTTAAATATTATGATGAACAAATGATTGATGATATAGAAACAGCATATGCTTTAGATGTAGAAGATATTTTTGGAGCATTAGATGTTACAAATAGAGATATAAAATTTGAATAAATAAAATTATGAGTTATACAATAGAACAAGAACCAGTTTTAGTTATAGGAACAGGACAACCTATTATATTTACAGCAAAAGAAAGTGCATTATCAGGAAGTCCAAAATTTAAGTATATATGTGATATATATATAAATGGA